ACTTGGTTTTCTCTTCTTCACCCGTCTGAAACCATCTATCAACGCTTTTTATATATACACCGCCTAGACCACGATTGTATCTATATTCTTTGATACGATCCCACGCTTCAGCTTGTTGTGAAGCTAATAGTTCAGCTTGTTTTTCTTCGCTAATAACCCATTCTGTTCCGTTCCATGTGTGATACTCTGTTGGTCTATATTTAGCTATCACGCCTGCAAAATAATAATCTCCTATTTCAACATCCGTTTCTATCACCTCTGCAACAGATAAACCATCTGGAAATAAACTTGATATATCTTTTGACATAGCTACAATCGCATGCTGTTCATCATACATTATTTTCAACGTGTGTTCTTGAAAAGATTTTTGTACCTCATACCAATCATTTCCCTGTTCATCTTTTAAATATAATATATCTGCCGAAGCTAGTATTTTATGATCTGGTGTATAACTATGAAAATGTTTAAAGTCTCTCATATAGTGAACCCTTCTTAAATTGATGCTACAGTATACCAAGCCCCATTTATATTTTTTTGCACTGGACGGAGACAACTACTTGCTGTGATCTCACGTTCTCCATAATCAAACCCTGTTTTTCTTTTAGAAGTAGAAAATATACCCGTCATAACATAACCACTTTTTTCTTCAGGCCATAATTTACTTACAATAATATCATAATGAAACTCTTTGGTTCTTATCACTGCTGTTTTTCCATACACTACAGCTCCTAATCGAATATCTGTTACCACGCCATTCACTCTTGATTGTGCAGTATTAGCTACACTCATAGCACTATCTGCTGTTGATTGTGCCGTGTTAGCGACACTTATAGCGTTATCAGCTACCGTTTTTGCTGCATTAGCAGCACTTATAGCATTATCTGCTCTTACTTGCGCTGCATTAGCAGCACTTATAGCATTATCTGCTCTTACTTGCGCTGCATTAGCAGCATTTATAGCGTTATCTGCTCTTACTTGCGCTGCATTAGCAGCATCACTACTTTCCACAGCTTTGCCATACGCTATTTTAACCGCTTTCGGCGTTGCAAAATCCCGCTCCGAATCACTTGTTACACTACTATTAAAAGATGGTTTATTAGCAATACTTCCCCAATCATTTTCTCTAAAAGCAGCTTGTCTTGCTTGTTCTGCATAGGCGTTAGCTTCATTTGCTTTCTGTTCTGCAAAGTTAGCACTTGTATTTGATGCAGATTCAGATCTAGCTGCATTTATTTCAGATTGACTTGCAGCAACTGCACTATTTTTAGCTTTTAGAGCATAATGGTACGCAGAGTATTTATTGTCTTTCACAAGGACATCTTCTGGATTAGATGCCCATTTTCTTGCCATATTTTCTGATTCTTCTACAGCTATCTCTTTATTAATAACATTTTGTTCTGCAGTTAATACAGTTTGTGTATTGTTGTGAACAGCTTGTGTATTAGTGGCAACTTCTTGTGTGTGTTGTCTTACTTCTATCGTGAGGCGTTCTACTTCATCTCGATTTTCTTTAACATTATTTACGCCAGTTAAATACATTCCATAATTTACAGGGTGATCATCTTCTGTTGGTTCTGGAATGACAGGAGATACGGCAAATCCAGTGCCGTCATCACGCATTTTTGGAAAGTGATCTAGTGCCGATTCTATAGCATCAAATTCAGCTTGTACCGCTTTTCCATCTGCTGTCGTATATGGCGTAAACTCATGTGTTCTTTGATATAGTTTATCACTAGACACGATATAATCTCCTTGTGATGTAATTAAGGATTAGTCCTGTTAATTCAAAATTCGGTGCATACATTTCATTTCCAGAAAATGACAACGAGATATTTCTGCTATAACCGTTTAATTGAAAGGTAGGTGTTGAGTAATCTTCTGCTGACCATAAGAAGTTATTCCAGAATGCATCATTCCAACGTCCACCACCACCAAAAATAGAAATATCTTTATTTAATTGAGTTGCGTGATAAGTTGCGTTGTAGTCTAAATCATACCGATACTTCAATTTCGCCTCACCTTGCGTTGTCGCTTGCAGTTCGGCTGAATGCCAGCTTTTTATCGTGGTTGGACTGCCACAATGATTAAATGCCATTTTAATTAACCATTCTATTGGCTTGCCCGCAAAGGAGTAACAATTCTCATTTTGTCGATAGACTTTTCCATCATTAAAGGCAAGGTAAGTATGTTGGTTTGATTGCCATACTCCTATTAATTTGTCTGGGTAATTAAAATACGTGCTTCTTGTGGAGCCATCGGGTAGTAACATAATACAAATATGTGATCCAATACTCGAATAAAATCGGATTTGATTTCTGTTTGATTGTGTTGATGAAAATGAAATTTTATTATCTAAAGGATTAAAGCCTAACTTTCGACTTGCATCTAATTCACTAAGTTTAAAATCGCCAAACTGCTCCGTTTGATCTATTCTTGTAATGCCACTAGTACTAATGCCTATCGGCATAAAAACAGTACGCAATGTTCCAGATTGAATTCCAACTTTTGATAAATCTTTTAACGCCCAATCATCACTAGTTGAGCCATATAACGCTGCAATTTTATTCTCGCAGCAGATAAGCAATACACCCCCAGCGGTGGAAGAAAGGGCGGTGATTTCATCACCTAAACCAAATTGTTCTGCCCCTAATAATACAGACCATTTTGTCGGATAGCCTACTAAAGAGTGACCAACTTGCCCACCTTTAAATGACACAAATAAATGGTTTTTATGTGAAGTAATGTGTTGTGGATATTTGGCGTTAATTGAAATTGGAATGATAGAACCATCTTGCCTTATTTCAATCACTTCATGCCCATTGCAAGCATAAGCATATTGCGTATCTACACCACCATAAAAATTATGGTAGATAACTTCAAAGACACCACCCTTTGTTAAATTTACTTCATCACAATTTGTTACCTTGCCAATAATAACGCCATTAATCGTAATTTGCTGCTCGTTAGTGAATGGAGTATGACTGATTATTACCGCCGTTTGATTATCTGTTGCTACATTTACAGATAACGCAATATATTCTTGTCCGTTCACCGTAAACTTAACATTGTCTATCAGATATTCTGGATGGTTAGATATAGATACGGTTATGATGTAAGTCTTTGGTACAGGTGCCCATCCCGTCACTTCATCACAAATAAAGGCATTGCAATAATCTTCGCTATCACGAAATGCAATTAACTTATCATTAAGCTCCACCACCCCACGCAAAGCATTTACACCGCTTACAGGTTGAGTTAACTCAACACCGAACTGAAATGCTTTCGCTAAGTATGTTCTATGCTTCGTAACATCGCCGATTGATGATGTAATAAATGTAATTACAGACGAAAAATCACCGATAGTAATGCTTTGTTTTGTGAACACTGTCACGTTTGGTTGAGATATAACAGTAACAGTATGCTCAATAACTTCAATGACTTTAGCTGGCTTACCGCCCAAATCAAATTCTATACCGACTAAATTTTCAGGAGGTAAATCTTGGAAAACGATATGATAATATTTCATTTCAGACGGTACTATTTTACCATCTAGACATTCATAACCTTCGATACGAGCAAATCCACCTGCAAATAATGGTTGCACATTTAACGCCATAATTGCATCACTACTTGCTTTTGCAATTGGTGGTGTTGCTAAATCCACTCCTCCTGACATTGCGATGAATTGTGAAGAAAAGTTGGGTAATTTAGCCATTTTGCTGCCCCAATGTAGCTGTTGGCAAATAATCACGGCATAGCAAATTAAGATATTTATCCCATTCCGTTTGAGCTTTTAATACTAACTCTTGTGCATTTTGTGATAACGCTTTATTCGCTAGTGCATAATAAACAATACCTAAATGCAGATATTCTGGAATAAATGGTGTGTCTATTGAGGATTGAAGCAACTGCAAATTATCCTTACTGTAAGGTGATACATAAAAATTATCAGACCACTGCCGGATAATTTGAATATCAGACCATGCTTCTCTTATCGCATCGACATACTCTAAATTACGCCCACGCTGATTAGTAACGCCTGCAGGACCTTCGCCTGTATCGCTTATTTCACGGCGTAAACGCTGTGCAAGTTGTAAAAAGTTCATCTAAACATACCCTAAGAATTGGATTGAATAGTTTGCAACAATCTTTTCTGTCACCGAACCGTCTTTCTCTTGTTGATAAATGGTAGTCTTTGAGCTACTCAATAGCTGATAAACTGGCTCCGGCACAACCACTTCTGTGTCACGTTTAATTTGATATGAATGCCCATTGATCCAAACCATTACATCATCTTGTCCATCAAACTTTTCAGAGGATTGGATTATCATTTTTACTTTGCGATACGTATTTAAATCACTGCTTGCGTTATCTTGTGTATCACTATTACTTTCCACGTTGTTTTTGTAACTAGCCGGCATTAATTCATAAGGGCGAGTATGTCCGTTTAAATCTTCAAACTCTAAAATAGCTTCAATCAAACTATCTTTCGTTTCACTTTCTTTTGGATCGATGCCGCAGTGCGTTTTTAAATGTGCAATTAATTCATCTTTTTTTGCTTTATCAAGGTTAATAAAAGGATATGACATAGATTTTCTCCAATAAAAAAGCCCTCGATTGAGGGCTTGAAGGTTAAATTAAGACTTAAAGTGCTGATGCGGCGCATTCAATTCGAGTCATCCAAGCTTGGTTAAGAATTAATGCAGCGTGCCACGTTTTCCAACCAACTGAACCAGTTTGACCTAATTCATCGCCTTTTTCAGGCTTACCTGGATTTCGTACCAAGATATTCGCAGACTCTTTACCTTTGAGAGGGCAAACCCCGAAAGCATCTTGTCCAAAGATGACAATCTTATAAATGTCTGAATTACTTCCACCTGTTGATAATGTTGTACCTTTGGCGCCTCCTGCGTCTGGTGTCGGAGCAAATAATGCACTGGTTACAAAGCGAATATTTTCCACAGTACCAAATTCATTAGGTGATACGGTTGAGCGCGTACCATATTTTGCAACAGGGACAAAACCAGGTAAATTACGAATATCTGGCTCTAAATCGGTATGACATACTGCAATAAAAGCAGCTTCAATCGGCTTAGTTTCCATCTTAATAGATGAATCTAATATCGTTGTCACTTTCTTAGCACGGTTATTCATCAATGTGCGCACCGCTTTACGCAATGCAGCAAGGGATAGAGGTGTATTAACCTGATTGGTTGCTGCACCATTTGCAAATACAACGGAGGTTCCTCCATTAATCACTCCCCAAGTTAATAGCTCTGTGGTTTCTGCTGCTTGCTCACCTGATAACTGAGTGATGTCTTTTAGTACTTGGTCTTCGTGTGTATCTTGAATCACATCTGTGATTTCGGTCCACGCACCATATTGTTTCAATACAGCTTCGACATCTTCATACACCATTTTTTGCGCAGCAGGACGCACACCTTCTGCCAACGGTGTTAATGCTGGTTCAAATGGCTTCGCACGGCGGAATTTAATTTTCTGCCCTTTGTTTTGAGGAATACCTTTTGACTGCCCAAATTTGTTTAACACAATAATTGGTTCAGCGTGTTTCAATAATTGAGCCACTGCATAAACCTGTGTACGTGGCGAAATATCGCCGTAAGTAGTGGTTCCTGTAGCCATACTCTTTTTCTCCTTAAAATCTATCTATTACGTTTCATTCCCTCTGCAATGCTGTCAAAGAGTGCATTCTCATCTAAATCACCTTGATTACCTTTCGGGCTGTTGCGTCCATTTGGTAACGTCATTGCAGACATTTGTTGCGTTCTTTTTAATCTGTTATCTTGTTTAGCAGAGATAACTTTTTTATATTCGCTTAACAGATAAATTGCATCACTTGGATCGTCAGAATAGAACAAGGCTTGCACCCCTTTTGGCTGTGCTTGTACCCATTGATGAAATCCTTGATCGCTAATAATCTGCTCTGCGTCAGGAACAGCTTCAGAAACGAGGGCAATACTGCCGTCTAATTCCTGTTGAGCTAAATCCTGTACATTAGCTTCTGCCATTTTTGATAACGGTTCAGAAATTGCATTCAAGCGTTGATTTTGTCCGGCAATCAAGCGGGATAAAATACTAGCCATCTCTGGATAATCTTCTTGTAGCTTCGCAATATCTTCATCAAGATTAGTTTGGCTCGCATTTAATTGATCCAGTGCGGCTTTCGCTTGTTGATATTTCTTTGATAACGCTCCAACACGGCCTCGTTGGCTTTTCGCCATATGTTCAAAGCGTTTTTTATCTTCCTCAAGTTTGCGTACATTTTCCCTTACTTCATCAGAGGCATCTTTCAACCAATCAGGCACATCATCTTTAATCTCTTCCGATGGTTTCACTTGCTGATCAGGCAAGCTAGATTCAGTTGTATCTGCGTCTGTGTTAGTAACTTGAGGTTCGCCACCTAATTTCACTTCGCTTGCGGCTTCTTCAAAAGCGGCTGCTTCATCAAATTGTTGTGACTCTTGATTTTCCATGTATTACTCCATTAGCGGCATTATGCGGCTTGTGTAAATCCAATAAAAAAAGCCACTTAAAACTAAGTGGCTTCATCAAATAAGTTTAATTAATCGTGTTCATCAAGCTCAAAATAAGCAATCAGATCGGTTATTTCGGCAATTCTACCTCTCAACACATCATATTGCTGATTCGTCATACCAAGTTGAGATAAACTAGAATAATAATCATCAAGACGTTTTCTTAGTTCACGTCTTAATAACAGTCTATCTGCATTAGATTGTATTTTCATTTAATTTCTCCAATCACTTTTCAATCCTAAAAGACTAGGTTTTGCAGTGGTATTAGATAATTTATCCATTTCTCAATGTTAAAATAAATTCTGCTAATGAATTTAAAATTTCAGGTGATAACCACAAAAACACGCCTAAACAAACAGATATTCCACAACACTTAAAGAAAAAACGTAATCCTGTTGCAATATCTTTTCCTGCATTGTCAGCACCTTGTTCACTCATATTCCCTCCCACAAAGAAGCCTAAAATAAATTTGATTACGTTACTAATGCTGTTATAATCCTGCATAGATTTTGTTCCTTAATACTCATTCTATTTTGGAATAAAAAACCCCGAGCATTGCGAGTGTTCGGGGTTTATTTTTTTCATGGTTAAATTTGGATACAAAAAAGCCGAAACGTATTAATTACATTTCGGCTAGTATGGGAAATTGTACTGCATTTTTTGCAGTTGTCAATTAATTTAACAAATTATCTACCGCTTTAATAATCGTCAGCTTTTCACTGTTATTTCTGATAAAACGTTTAGCTTTTGTCATTGCGTTTTCTAGTGGGTGTCTAAGATTATGGAGGTATTGCCCACCAATTTTGCTATCTATTCTATCTGCTAAATCAGGATGTTGAGATAGCTTTTCTTGCATTTCATAAGCGTGTAAACAATAGCCGTATAGCTCGACCATTATTTCTAATGTTGCTTCCGTATTTTGACTGTTCTTTGATAATTGCAAAGATGATGGCTTGATCAGCTCACCTTCTAGTACAATCTTATGAACATATTCTACTGCTTGTGATAATTGTTCTTTACTTAATTCTTCAATGCTTTTAACGTTAAAGCGATGATGTACTAATTGATAAGCATCAGAGTAGATTAAGCCTTTTTTGCTTACCAACATATTAACCGCATCTCGTAAACCTGTGCGATCATCTACTGTTGTACTTATTTTTTCGTATTTACCCGTTTTTCTAATCTGTGGTAATACTTCTGCTGTTACCCACTTTCTAAAACGGTGTGGAACAGATCCTTTTTTAACTGCATCACGACAACGTAAAATTAAAGTGTACATTCCGCTTTCTGATACGATATTTATTTCGCTTACTCTGTTATCAAAATTAACTCGTTGATCAAGCCCTATGTTAAACATAGCCCTTTCATCTTCGTCTAGATTCTCTAGGGCTTGAGTAGGATTTTTAATACCTAATATTTCACAAATATCTTTAGCAATAAACCAAGGTTCATTATTTATAGAAACTACACGGATTGATGATTCGCCAAAGTTGAAATTAGAAACGTTTTGAATTTCTGTTGATAAAGTAGTATTATTCATAAGTGAATTTCCTAATTGGGTATTGGGTTTTTCGTTTTTAGCCTTGATGGTTGCCGCCATTAAGGCTTTCTCATTTCTATATTCTTGTACTATCATTTTTCATACACTCTTCTATACAGCGTCTTAGCTCTTTTGATAAGGAACGATAGTTTTTCTTTGCGTTATCTTGTAACCATTCAATTAAATAAATTGGGAGATTGGCGGTTACATTTCTTTTTGTTACTTTACTTTCCATTTGTTATCCTTTTGTGTATTTGAATATTATGTTAATATCTCGCCTATATAAGCAAGATAAAATAATATTATTTTATAGAATAGATAATTTCAAGTAATTTTTTATAAAAAATAGGTGTAATTATGCAACCATTACCGTTTAAGCAATTAATGAAGGAAAAACGTGTTATAGCTAAACTATCTCAGAAAGAACTTGCTAACTTAACAAGTATAACTCCTGCCCTCATATCTAAATATGAGAATGGTTTATCTAAACCTCGCTTAGAAACAGCTAAACGAATTGCAGAAATACTAAAGATTGATTTAGATACTCTTGTAAAATCCTTAGATCAAGATGAAATCTATTTGATAAAAATCCCTTTCTATTTAAGTGAAGATAATGATAATAGCTCTTTTCATATAGCTAGCGATATGTTGCCTACCTATATAAATGCAGAAAATTTATTAGCATACCGACAAAAGGGCGATTCAATGAGTCCTCTATACAAAGACGGTGATATTTTATTAATAGATAAATTAGATAAAAAAACAAATACAAATTCTACTTTTTTAATAGAAATTGATGGCTACAGTGGAATTAAACTAGTAAGCAATAATGATTTTGCTAAAGAATACATTATCCATTCCGTAAATACTCATTACCAACCAATATATATAAAACAAGATAAAGTAAGCATTATTGGTCGTGTAATTTGGCATAGTCATTTCATTTGATAGTTATGAAAAACCCCAACCAATTTTCATTGATCGGGGTTGATTGCTCTAAGACATAAAAAACTCATCTTTCGATGATAATCGCTCTTTGGCGTTATTCTGAAATTTCTTTTAAGCCACCATTCTTTTTCGCTTATTGATTAACCTACCAGTTAGCAACTTTTATTGCATTATTAATATCTACAATACTGGTATTCACACTAGCTATGTCATAAAACTAATTAAAATTAACCTTACTACATTTAGAAACAAAAATTGTGCCAATTCCTCCACTATAAGGATATCTTAAAGTGCAAGTTTTTTTATTTGGATTATATTGAATTTCAACTACATCAAATTTTCCACCATATCCTCGATTTTTACCAAGATAAGCAAAATTAATAATTTCGCCTATATCTATATGGCTCGGAATTTTTACTTGTTCTTTTTCACACGAGCTTATAAATCCAAGCATTTTATCTTCGCAAATTGAAAGGAAGCCTTTGCCATCAGTCAAAACCGAATTAATAGATTCAGCTTTAGCTGCACCTGCAAAAAACATTACTATTAAAACAAAAATTATCTTTTTCATAAAATACTAACAAATAAAGCTGGTAGCTTGAAAACTTGGGGCGACAGCCCCTAATGCTGACGTACTTCACATACGCTTACGATACGGAAACCGCTTCGCAGTTTAACTAGGATTTACCTGCCGCTCGGCGCTATTATACTCAAAAAACCAATATTACAACATTATTTTCCTTGTCAACACCTTGTATTTTTACAACTAATGCGTATTAAGCCCTTGCATTTTTCGCCATTTATGTAAAATCGCTGCTTGCGCTTGGCTATTAGCTTGATTGTATTTCGCTAACCGATTGTAATAGACATTCGCACTGATTTTTCCCTCTCGTAATGCTTTTGTTAGTTGTGATTTCTGACTTCTTAAGCTTGCCATTGCTTTTTGGTTTTCTAAATGGAATTGAATAATTCTCTTCCGTTCATTTGTCAACCAACCATTAAGCTGATTATTATTTTTACGATATTCATATTCTTTTGCCACAGTTTGAGCTTCTTCGCTCGCTTCATAATAACGGCTTTGAATAGCAAACTCATTACCTGCACCAAATAATTGATTCAAGAACGGTGTTCGAGTATTTCTCCCTAATAACTCCCTATTTGGATTTTCAATGAATATTGTACTCACTTCTTTTAATGAGCCTAACATACCACTATACCCATCAATCAGATTCTTAATTTGTTCTGGGTGCATATCTATACCTAGTGTTTGTTGTAAATCTATCGCTACATCTTTCCAAAATTGTGCCGTAGTAGATTTAGATTGTTCTGCTTTTAGTTTATTTTCTTGTACAAAATTTGTAGTAATTTTGCTACCAAAAGCAGATCGATTAACTACATTTTGCATTAATGGTTGAAGTACGGTAGGGGTAACTGTTAAAGCAATTTTTTCAAGTGGATATTTTAAGGCTGAAATTTCAGACGGTGAAATTGGTGCAAAGGTTTTCATTGAATGGCTTAACATATTCACCGCTGCTTCACTATATGAAATATCGCTTACTGTCCCTTTCACTAAATTTGTTGCCATATTCCAAGCTAATTGCGGCATACCGAATCCAACAGGAATTTTAATATAGTCATCGCCCAATGGAATTGGGATATAGCGAGTAATATCGCCTAGCTGATCCATTTTATTGCCACCTTCATCATCGTCAGCAAAACTCCTTAATACGGTATAAAGTGCAGTCATTGTCGCAAGATACGCAACAAAACGTATTTGCCCTTTTCTAGTAGATAAATAGCGGATTAAATTTGCTGCCCCCATAACAGTTGGTTGTGAGAACATATATAACGCCTTAATACCTCTCATTTTTGAACCAGTTTTGCGGAAATTAGTCAATTCTAATGTAGTTGCAGCTGCTTGTTTTTCATCGACGCCATTATCAACTAGTGCTTTGAATGCACTTAATGCTGAAACCATATCAAAGGTTTTGTTATAGCCCTCAAGCACTGCCCCGACTTTTTCTAATTTTGTGGCAATCGGATTATTTTCTCGTTTTAATTTGGCGATAAGATCGACTTCACTTCTGGCTAAATAAGTGCCGTAGTTAGACACACCGCCTAATTTAATCAACTGTTTTAATGCTTTCTCTGTTGGTACACTATCTCTTAGCTCTTGCCCAAAAGCTAGACGTTTTGTTGCTTTCCAAACATCGGCATTACTAAAAGCATTTATCAATGTTTGTCTGCCAATCCGATTCATTGTTTCATTATCTAGACGTTTACCATTTTTATCATAGAGTTTTTGTACACGAATAAACTCTGATTTTTCCCAAGAATCTCTTGCCATATTCATTGGCGCAAAAGTTAATGTCCATTGTGTTACCCCTCTTGCATACCAGCTTGTTGGCGTGGAAAGAAGTTTTAGGAAACTATTTGCTTGTTCCACATTATCATTTTTCAAAGCTTGCATTGCTTGTGGTGGTAATTGATATTCATAGTAAACCCCACCTTCTTTTCTAATCAGCACATTATCACTCGATCTTGTTAAGCCTTGCATTTTTCTTTTGCTTATACCTAATCTCGCTTCTGCTATGGCTTTTGCTGATTGAGCTGAATACCCTTGTTCTTGCAACAAATTAATTTCATTCTCGTATAAATCATCAAGTTTTTGTTTAAAGTCAGCCCAACCTGCATAAGTGGTGGTTTTACCTACCGCTTGCCACGTTGCAGTAATCGCATCATCTGCTTCTGAACTTATTCTCCCTTTCAATGCTTTATCTTTACCAATATTCACTGCATTACCGCCTGCACCAGCAATAAAATCAAATGCTTCATCGGCTTGCGGATCGCCTGTTAATGGCACATAGTAACGATTATTTTTATAGTTAAGGTACTCATTTTCTGTATAGCGCCCACTCTCTTTATCAATCTTCAAGCGAGCTTGATTTAAGTCAGCAATAAGCTCGCCTACTGCGACCAGATCATTCTTATTGATTTTTTTCTCAATCTCTTTCATTGCAAATTGCGCTTCTGGAATAGACCAACCACCAGCCGTTCCTACCGTAAATTGCTTATTGGCAAAATCCGTATTTTCCACATCAGCTTTGCGTTGTTCGTATTGTTTTTTTGCAGCGTTATACTCCAACTCAGCTTGATGAATCAGGTCTTTGTCATTCCCTTGTTGTGCTTGTTCCAGTTGTTCAAAAGAATCTAACATTGCTTGATGTTCAGTTCTTAACAGTTCCTTATTTTTTTCAATCGAATAGCGAGCAGATACCCAATACCCGACTAAACGTTTCACATCTTGCTCTTTTTGCTTAGTCTGCTTAGCAATTTGTGCCACTTTCTTTAAAATTGGGTTGAGATAGGCTTGTTCCAATTCTGAATTAAGTGCATCTCTAATCCCCTTAGCAGTGTACATTGCATTTTTCAGTTGCTGCTTTTCAAAATCACGGCTGCTAGTTTTGCCTGTATGGTTGGTAAACTCCATCTTATCAATCCAATCATTCACAGGGCGTAAAGCATCGGCAAAATATTCATCGGCTTTTGCGGCTAATTGATTTAAATGTGATTTAATTTCTTCGTAATCCAACGCTTTTACCGACTGCCAGAAAGTATTCTCACTTTTACTTTTCCCTGTTTTAGCTAAATCTAATAAGGATTGTTTTGGTGCTGTACTTGCTTGCGAATAACGAACATTGTCGTTATTTTGTTCAGATAGATATTGCTTTAAGTCATCTTCTGTTTTAATATTTCTCTCAAGAAGGTCAGCTTCTGATGTAAAATCCCAATGCAATTGGAGCGGATGGGTATTCAGAAAATGCTGACCTTTAGTTTTATTCCAATAAACCACATCATGATTTATCATATTTCTTAAGCCACCTAGATTTTTTCCATAAACACTCGCTATATTGATTATTTCTGTACCTTTTTTCCCTTCTTTTAAGTGCAAAGCAGCAATTATAGGCTCTTTCCCTTCTAATAACTCGGTGAGAATAACAAATCCGTCTTGTGTTGCTTGTGGTGCAGATTTCATTACGGCGATAGGATTATTAATTTGCTTAGGAAGCTGCTTTAATACATCAGGTGTAATATGATGTTTATCATACATAACCTTATTTAATACATCACCGCTAATAGAAATTTTTGTATCTGGAATATCAAGCATTTTTAATACTGCTGGTGTAGTACCTACTTTAATATATCCATAAACCTTTTCTCCTTTCGAAACTCTATCCACTGCCTTAGCAAAATCACTGTCTAGACTTTCATTCAAACTAAAACGCTTACCGCCATTAGGTGGTGTAGGTTTTCCGTTAATTCCTTCTTTAATACCACCAAGTAATCTCACTAAATCGTGATCGGTCATTTCATCAAATGGTCGATTGAATAAACGATTCATTAATTGGCGCACTTTATCAGCAATAATCTTGAACCACGCTTTGAAATTCTTTTCGTGTAATGAGTTGATTTTTACACCATAACGCTGGCGTAATTCATCAAAATTCCCTGTTTCATGTGCGGCTAATAGCTCGACTAAGGCTTCTTCTGTGGCAATGTTTTTATTGGTCGCGGCTGGATCTGTATAGTTACCGTTTTTATCAGTAAACCATTGTCTATCCTCCATTATTGCTTGGGTCATTGCATTAACAACGCTATGCTTACGTGCTTTTTCCATAATACCTTGATACTCTGCACGGTATCTGACATTAACACCCAAATGTCCTAATTCATGCCACGTTACCCAAGAAAGACGTTCTTCTTTACTCATGCTTTTTGTTGCACGAATATTATCAGCCACAATAGTAACTTTATTTGTTCTTGGATTGAACCAACCTTCAACGCCATCACGGATAAATCTGCGAACGTTTTCTGGTGCAGTTTGCCCTGTAACAATATCAACATTGGATAATTGGTCTGGTTTTAAGATGTTAGAGAGGAGGGTTTGTAGATGTTTTGTATTATAACTAGTACTTAAAGTAACTTTTTGGTTTTTTGAGAATAAAATTTGTCCGTTTGTTTTTACATCTAAATCGTTGGTAGCTAATTTTATTGCATTTACTCTTGAGTTGGTCTCATTAGGGTCATATTCATAAATAGCTAAACCAGCATCTTGTAATACTTTACGTGCGTTAACTGGTAAATCACTTGGAATAACTGCACCTTTAAAATCGCTAAATTGAGTAACCTCTTTCGCTTTCCCCTCAAAATATTCAGTTGGCATTGCTTTTAGCTTTTCCAAAAACTCTGCAATATACTGACGATTATCCGCATTATTTTCTACATTAGCAGAATTAAATGCTGTAGAAACACCTGCATCAACAATATCAAATAATAAATTATCAATATCCCAGTTATTAACTCCCAAATCTTTTGCAAGTTTTATCTTTTCCTGCTCTATTTCCGCTTTAATTTTTGAAAAATCATCTTGCGAAACAAGACGATGTTTATTATTTTGGATATCTTGAATTGATTTAAATTTCGGTGTTACCTTAGCTCGTATTACTGGTAAGCCATAATTAAATTGTTCGCCCCCTACCAGGTCTTTTTTTAGTTTTTTAACTACATTTTCTAAGGTGTGATCCATATAGATTTTTCCCCCATAACGGTTCTCACCTTTAAAAATTTTTTCTTTTCCTTTGATACCCTCCACTATCTCATCAATATAATGATAAAACTCTTCTTTGTGTTGTTTTATTGCATTTCCAATATTTTCTTTAGTCTTTATATAATCAATTTCTTGGCGAGGTTGTTGATTATTTATCGCCTCCATCATATCTGATCTTACATAATTAAGGACATCATACTTATCACCATTTAACGCTATTTCGGCTCTTAACTTAATACGATTTACAAATGGATCATTTTTACCTGAAAAAGTGTGAATTTTCTCTTTAATAAACTCTCTCAATAAACTTTCATATTGAGTTGCTGCATCAGGAAGGCGTAAATAATTTGCGGTAATACCTAATTTTATTGCTTTCTGAACGCTATCAAAATCAGCATATCTACTTTTTTCAATGGTACGATAAGCAAAATCATGAGCAATTTCTTTTTCTTTTAAGAACTGATATTTTACAGCGTCGCTATCTAACATTGCTTTTTTTATGCCTGTTTGATTTAGACCTTGTGAAAAATTATAAGAAAAGCCACTGTCTTGAATTTCATCAGCAGATTGTTGAAACCGTTTTTGTAATTTTTTTATATCTTCACTTTTATATTCATACGTTACACTTGGATAACGAGGACTGTAAATGTCTGCTCCAAAGACTTTTGCTTTATTCTCTCCTTTTGGATCAATATAATTACTATCACCAATTAGTGTAACTTCACCAAATCCAGTTAATGGATTTTGTTGGCGAGTGATTGCTACAGAAGCATAAGGTAGTCCACCTATTTTTTGTGCATGTATAATTGATTCTGCACTTATATTATGTGTAACTATTAAATCCTTATTATATGGCTCATTTCTTTGTTTTGACTTGCGAGAATAACGAATATCATCATTATTGATTTCATCATTATTATTGATTATAGTTTCATCAAATCCAGCTCCCATAGCTTGACGCTGACGTGTAGGCAAGTTATGCGTAGGCAAATCAGGATCGTTACTTCCTCTTTGTTCATCTGGATTTAACTCAAAAGCATTCATCAACCAACTATTTGATCCTGCTCGTTTAATTAATGTCGCTCTATTTCCATTGTGTTCTACAAAAACACTTTTTACATTTCCACTTTCATAGATCTTGCTTGTTTGGCCTTTAGCTAAAGTATCAATTACCCTATCTGTAAGCATATAAGCTGCATCTTGATAACTCATATTATCTTTTCTCATTCTTGATTCGATAATATGAGCAATGCCCATAGCTCCTTTTGTTTTTCCAGAAGGTAATAATCGACCGACATCTCCCCATTCAAAATCAATCCAACCGTCTAATTGATGATTATACATTGCACGATGAACGCTATTTTTCTCGACTATTGCTTTGTTCATTGCCTCTCGACCACGTTTAATGTTCGCTTCGACTGATTTCATTGGTGAGCGACTAAATTTCACCTCTGTATAAGGCTCTATAAGCTGTTCAGGTGTTAGTTGATTTTCGGCAATATTCTGTGGTTGTGTTGCAGTTGGTTCTTCATTACTTAATGATGGTGATGCATTTGCAGTTTGTGCCTGTTGTGGTTCTGATAATTGGCGCTGTTCTAACTGTTTTTTCTGCAAATCATTAAACTCAACAAAATTCCCTTGTTGTACCTGGTCTAATAGCGTTGAGAATTGCTGTTCAGCTGCTTTCTTGATTCTACTATGTGCGGTTTTATTAGTGATGATAGACTGGGTTGCTGTTAAGTCTTGAGCGAGTTGAGGATTAACATTAGCAATTTGCTCTAATTGTGTTGGTTCAAATGTGAATGGTGGATTAAAAAAGTCTTTGGTTTGATCTAGGTAAGATTTTAATTCTGACTGTAATTGCGTTTTCTCTACTTCTGGTAAACCTTGTACTTCTAACCTGTCTTGTATATCTGCAATTTTATTTGCTAATTTTTGATCGTGTACAAATAATGAGGATAGCTCACTATCAGTTAACGGATTGATATTATTTTCATTACCTACCGTATTACTTTCTGGCGTAATATTTGATTGTTGAGTAGCTTCATCTACAATATTGGCTTCTCTAGCCTCTTGTTTCGCCATTTCGTAACGTGTGTTAAAACGATTAACTAAGTCGTCTAAATCAGTCGCTTGTTGGTTGATCATATCAACATAACTACGCAATGATTCATCTACCGTTTCATTTCCAGTTGACTTAAATTCTAATAACTGTTTTTTCGCATTATTTAATGCACGTCTATTACTATAAACATCTAATGCGCCTGTTGGTGTCCCAAAAGCAGCTCCCAAAATCGCACCTTGAATCGCATTGCTTGCCATTCCCTCTGTAATTTCCCGATTCGGGTCGTAATATTCTTTTGCCGCAGTATTAACCGCCATTTGGTCAGTAATACCTTGAATCGCTTCTGTTCCGCCTTCAATCATTGCCCCTTTAAGCAATCCACCTTTTAGAGTCTTAGCTGCTTTACCAAATCCCATAAAGCCCCCACCAAGCCCGCTAATTGCGTTCGTGGCTAAATCACTTAATACCGAAGCTGGATTAAAAGCAGCGTCACGAGAAGCTTTTGCAATAAAATTATTTTTCGCCACTTCAAAGCGTTCATCATCATTCATTGACTGACCTTCTTGTGAATGATAAAGGTCAGTGTAATCCTGCATGAATTGATCATTATTTACCAAATCATCATCTGATAATTGCAGCATTTCATCTCTAACTTGATTCGCTCGTGAACCCGCCATCATTGCTGATTGCACCGCTGTCAAACCTGCTGCTCTTGCTAATTGCTTACTTGCTCCTCGCTTCACTGCTTCATTAAATGCAACTTGCCCCACCTTTTCTGCAAGTTCTTTTTTCAGCACATATTTAACACCTTGTTTAGCAGCTGTTTTCGCCCCAGCATATGCAGCAGACCCCATTCCCAATGTTGCCGCCGTTACAAGCACCGTATCTAATTCACTACCCAATACAGCACCTAAATTACCAGCCCACCAGCGGATATTGGTTAATGCAGACGGATCTTCGGTGACATCTTGATTTAACGCCATTTTCATTTCGTCCGACATTTCATTCATTTGGCTGTCGGCATATTTAGCAGAGGCATCCGCAGCTTTATTAAACCAACTTTCTACACTATCAAATCCAAGTTTGTTTGCTCCAATCGCTACTAAACGGCTTAAATCACTTGCCCCTCGTCCAACCCCCATTTGGAAAGCATCAACCGTATCAGCAAGCACACCTTGCTGTTCTTTTTGTTGTGGAGTGGTATAAGTACTAATTTCATCTGAGTTCATATAAGATAATGGCGATACTTCATCATCTTTCTTCCCATAAGCTCGTTGGGTCATTTCTTTGTAGCGTTCATTAGTTAAATAAAACATAGTATTTCCTCGAAAATTGGTATAAAAAAAACCGCCCATTTAGGCGGTTATCTTTGTGTTTATTTGTTTACTGCTCTAATCCGTAATTACCAGTCGGGTTGACGGTTGGTGCGTTTTTCAGTGCAACTTCTGTTTTAAATTTCTGCATTTCCATTGCCTGTTTACCCGTATTAAGTTGTAAATCAGTGGTGAGTTTCGCTTGTCCTAGTTCTCGATCAACTTGTAATTTTTGTTGTGAGTGTTGTTGGTTGGCTTGGATTTCCATTAGTTTGATCTCAAGTTCTTTCTCCTTGATCGCCACTTTCATTTGTTCGATTTTTAATTCAGATTCAAGTTTTAATTGTGCAATCTGCAATTCGTGCTGTTGTTTTTGTTGAGCAAGCTGCATCTCCATTTGGGCTTTCATAATTGTCGGGTCTTGCGGTTGTTGTGCTTGAGCTTGTTGCATTTGCTGCAATTTTTGTTCATATTCCTCTCGAGGAATCAGCATATTTTTAGCCCCCATCGACATTGACTGCATCAATGTTCTCAAGCCATCGTACCAATCAAATGCTTGACTTAATTCAGGGTGTTGACCAAAACGATCGAGCAAATCAATAATCTGTGCTGATTGAGTTTCTTTGACTAGTAATGCTGATGTTCCTCTCGCAATAATTTGCATATCGCCCTTTACCTTTGGATCGTCACTAAACTGCATATTGTATTCGTAAAAACGTCTAATCAGCGGCTTAGTAACGGCATCGTCCCACTCTTTGACTTGTCTGCGTCTTACTGCATTGGCTGCATTCATCAGCATAGACATTCCGCCTAAAGTTGGTGTAACTTGCCCCTGCTCACCTTGAGCTATCATCGGCAATCCGCTTTCCTCGTCCATAAACGCTTTAGACATCTGGATAATATTTGCAAATTCAGCCTGGCGAGATTGAAAAGCAAATACACCAAAAGCTCGTTGTGCTTCTACACTTGATGCAACTCCAGCACCACCTGTAGTTGTCCATACTTTATTCGGCTTAATATTCCAGTCTTTATCTGCTGGCTCTAATACTGATTTATTTACAACAATTTGATCGCCAATCGTTAATACACCATTGTCAATCATTCCTCGCCAAGCAGTATTGAGGATTTCCTGTGCATCACGGCAAAGGTAAGGGATACCAAAACCAAACAAGCAAGCTGCATCAGGCTCACACACATAAACAGAGTAAGGAAACTCATTTAAATCTAATGGATTGACATTCACACTGATAATTTTGCCGTTGCCAGACATCACTATCACACCGTTAATTTCGTCTTGTTGTTGCTGTTCTTCACTTAATTCGATCTGATAGCCATCAGCTAATTGTTGATTCGCTTGTTCGATAAGGGAAACGGGGATATTACCGTGATAAGTCCATAGCTCGTAGCGTTTATCATTTATCACCTTTTCTAAGCCAGATAATTCACGCAAAGTATCGTTATATGATGATAAATCGTTGCTTGTGTTATGTGTTTCAGAGGCATCAACCTCTAGTAATGCCAATACATTATCTTGCAGGTAGTAGGGGTGTTTAGCTAAATTTTGTAACTCTGTCTTTGTTACTGCGTTACGCTCAAATGTAAATAGACAATCCTTTAAAGTTGGAGCTGACATATCTGGCACAAAATCCCACGGCAAGATCGCTTTTGCGGTTGGGGCTATGTAACTTTCTGTTTGCGCTTGCCAATCTCCACTTGGTATTTGCTGGTAATAGCGTTTTTCTTTTAGTTCTACAATCGGTGCACGCAAAATTCCTGTTCCTAGTACAGCAGCATAATGCAAGCACAAACGGGCTTCTGCAGCATAATCACATTCAAGTAACTGGTCATCAATTAACTTTTCCATTGCTTCTGCTGCATCTTTCGCTTGCTGCATTAATTGTCTGGCCATCATGACATCTGGTGTTTCTGTTTGCTGTTTGGCAAGTGTTGCAATTTCTGGAATTGGGGTTGGCTGAATGCCATAATTTTTATCATCAGACGGAAATAGCATGTCGGTCATTTGTGCTGTCCACGCATCAGTTTTACTGCGAGTATAACCCACAAATACTTTTGACCCACCAGCCTTTACTCCTCCCTCATACTGATTGCGATATTGATACATATCGCTTACCCAACGCTCTGTTATTGGTTGACGTTGCTTTAATTGTTCATAAAGCAACGCCTGCAATTCGCTGCCAAATCCATCTAATGTTTTTGTTTCTGCCATAATTAATACCCTGTCTTACTGCTTAACGGTGAATGTGGTTTGATATTGATAATTTGTTCTCTGATTTTGTCTGGCATAGTGTTCAGACATAAATACTGATTAGCATCATGTGGATGTGAGTAACGATTCTTTTCTGGATTTTCTGTGTATTTTTCATCACCCGCCACATTGAGCTTTTTATACGCATAGCCTGTTTCATAACCCTTAATTAAGGTTTTGCAATGTGGGCTAATTAACATTGCTGACTGCCCTTTATTGACTAATCTCGATAACCACCAACGCACCGCTTCCAACCTTGCTACGGTCGAATTGCTACTTGCTGGCATTGCATTTAAACCGTTTTCATACAAAATTTGAAAGCACGTTTTTTCATCTGTTTGCGCACGCTGTACACCCGCTGGATCGCCAATAACTTGAATATCACAATCTTGGTATTTCGCTTTAATGAGCGGTATTAACTGCTCTTGGATAAAGCGTTCAATCCCCATTCCAGTTGCCACCACTTCATCAGTGATTCTTAGCTGCCCAAATGGTGTAATCTGTCCAATAATTGCTGCAGGTGTTAAGCCAAAATCTAAACCGATATAAGTCGCCCAGCCTTTTACTGGCAATAGCTTATCTTTAGCAACATGGAGAGATTTGTTGAAGTGATCGATAAACACAGGTTTACCCTGTTGAACCGTTGCAAATTCGTTACACACTCTTGATTTAATCCAGTTTAATGTTTGTCCTTGAATATTATCGAACCAATACCCATACTCTTTCTTGTGATTTTCCACATTTTCAGCCAATGGATTAGCAATAAAGCGATGACCAAGATAGTCGGAGTACAACCCTTTCTCTAACATCCCTTTTAAATCATCTGTAAGGGTATTTTCAGGCATATTAGTCACATCAACTAATGCACCAGGTTGCACAAAAAACTCCCACCCTTTCGGCTTTAATGATTCCCCTGTTTCTTCATCAATACCTTGTTCAAACTGATACCACCAATGGTCATCATCAGGCGAGTTTGTGTCCATAATCATGCCGTTCCACGTTGCCCCATTAAATCCCTCTTCTTTTTTCTTTTCAGGGTAGCGTCCAGTACGAGTAACCGCTTCTGTTACTAAATAAACAGGCAAAAATTGAGCTTCATTAATCCAAATGCCAGTTAGCTCAAGCGACATCAGTTTCTTGACATCTTTTGGCTTATCCATTGATAAAAATAAAAATTCCGCCTCCACTCTGGTTTTGCCGTCTGGGTGCGGAATGTTTAATTTGCCTGTAATCGGGCTGTCATACTTTATTGGACAAACTTCAGGAGGTATCCACGCTTGAAAAGTTTTAATTACCGTTCCTTTTAATTCTGGATAAGTGTTTCTCACACACGCCCAACGTGTTTTTCTAATACCTTGAGCATTCGGCTCTTGGTTTAAACAGATTCGCCACATCTCTTTCACACAACCTACTGATTTACCACTGCCAATAGGTCCACGAATGGCTTTTACTAATGCGTTAGATCGATGGACTTTTTTAAATGTCGGTGATGCTCGATAAATAATTCGCATAATTAAAAGTCATCCAAAAACTGCACAGTATTTCTACCGTTATTCTTGATGTTTAGCTCTTGAGCTAACTTATCTGCTTTCAGCAAGGTTTCTTTTGTCTGTGCTTTTCGTAATTCGATTGTTTCTAAAGTAAGCTGAATTGAAGAGTTAGTGTCACTTAAACTTCCAATTCTTGCCACTGCTCTATCTAAAGCTTGTTCTGCTGACTTAATTAATTTAAGTATCTTTTCTTGCTCTTCGCCTGATGCACATTGTGTTAGCTCGAGTTGAAATCTTTCTACACTTTCAATCGCCGCTACCGCACGTTGTCGCATTAAATCAATCTCATCTTTTAAGCTAAAATCAACAACCTGATCAAAAATGGATTTATCTTTAAAATAACGGGCATAACCACTATGTTTGACTGCAAAAGTATTGCCTTTAGGTGGATGAGTATTTTGTTTCGCAGTTTCGCAATTCACTTCGCAGTTTGTTTCGTAGTTTTCTTTGTAACCTACTGATTTATCTTGAATTTCATTTTCGCAGTTTTGATTTTCTGTTTCGCAGTTTGAATCATTATTAAATACAGTTTCTGGCTTTTTGATGTAACGTTTTGCAGTGGCATAATTAATCCCTTTTTTCTCACACCACGCCTGAATTGATATACCTGTTTTCGCATAGGCTTTGATATATTCAACTTGTAGTGCTTTCCAATTTAATCTTGCCATAATTACTTCTGCATTTTCTCCGCTTGCCATTCGCGAATGCGATCGATACGGTTTAGGCAAATATCACGCTCACGCTTTAAAATAACAGCATACTTAGTAACGTCACCGTAGGTTTGCCCCTTAAAAGTGGATTTATCGAGATAAGTTAAATAAGCAGGAGGAATCGGTGAGCAAGCACATTGAACAGGTTTATTTGCGCAAGAACTCAATAACAGTGTGAGGAGCATTATTGCGATAACAATCACTATTTTTTTCTTCTTCTGAGATAGATTCAATCGTTTCATTAGCTGTTTCCCTTATTAATGATTCTTGTTTTGTTAATTCATTAAGAATTTGCGTGTTTTTAATGATGTCTGCATTAAGCTGTTTGATTGAGTTGCTCTGTTGAGTGATAATTTGAGCTTGAGTGTTGTTCTCGGCTTTTAAGCTACTTAACCTCTGATGTTGAACCCATAACAATGCACTCAAGCCCAAAATAGTGATAACGAGTATTTTTGTTAGCGTGCTAAACATAACTGCTTCTCTTTTTCCCGTCTGATAACCAACCCATTAAGTTTTTGTCCGCCAGCATAGACCCAGCGTCTGAATTGATCGCACATTTGCGGCGTATAGCCCTGTCTGGCTATCTTAAATAACGTTGAATTTTTTAACGTTGTACAGCCAACGTTAAAGGTGATGGAAACCAGTGCATCAAAAGCACCTTGTGGCATTGTGCTTCCATTCGCATAACGATTAACGCATTGTTCTGCGATTTTAATGTCATGTACCCAGCGTTTAGCAATTTCGTCTAGTGAGTACACTTTATTTTCGATTTTTTGTCCGCTAGCTTCCGTTGAGCCAATTCCTACCGTCAATACATCAGATGGACATTGATACGGATTTCTAACACACCCCTCTGCATTCCCAATTACAGCTAATCCAGCTTCTGAGGTGCGAATCTCATCTTTATGCTGCGTAACAATGATTCCGATTACTGCGGCAACAGAACAAACAATAACTTTATTGGTGATTTTCATTGTTGATTAATTTCCCTGATAAATCTCTTACGCCCGCTTTAATCTCTTCAAGCTCCAGCATTCGCTTCTTATATCTGCTTTCTCTCCAATACCCTGCTACCGTTACAATAATCCCAATTAATACCGCCCATTCACTAATCGTTAGCGCACCAAAAAAGGCTGTTAACCAGCCGTAAACTTGCGATTCAATGGGCATATCTTTTAACATTTTCATTCCTCAGCCTCCTTTTGAGGCAATAAAAAACCACCTGTTATAGTGGCCTCAATTCTTAGTTAATAAATTTTTTCGTTAACAACTTCTATCTATTCCATTTAGCACTTACTTTAATCAACTATTAGTTAGGATTGGCAGTTCAATTTGCATTTTGTCTTCAAATAGTCGAAGTGTTGCCTCAAGTAATGGTTTTTTCTCCTTCCATTGACTTAATCCTTGCCCACAAAGACTAGCAAATTGTTTTTCGGCATTGTGTTCGCCTAACACTTGGTAATATTGTTCAAGTAATCCCTTAGTGCCTTTGGCTAACTCCGCTTGCATATAATCAAAGGCTTGAATATATGAAATTTTTATTTTCATTGCTTTTTTGGATTTATATCCCATTACAAGTAATATGAATCCGTTTTTAGTTAAATTGTAATAAGGTGTGGGTTTCCCATTCTGTAACTCATTGATTTTAAAACAAACCTCAAAATTGAGTTTTGCAAAATCTTCATCACACTCTTGCAAAATAGCCCGAATATCACGAATAACATTATCGTGTCGTTTACCAAACACCTTTGCCACAATCTCAGAAGTGGTTACCGTGCTGTTATCTTTAATTTGTACAAACTGTTTAAAGTTTTCTGGGTTTGCTAATTGCATATTATTGTCCTTTTATGATTTTCAGGTAATAAAAAACCCGACCATTTCTGATCGGGTTGTGTTATCTACAACATTCCTACCTTTTTATAGGCTTGGCATCTACCAATTTAAAGCTGTCTGAGGATTTTGGATAATAAAAAACCCCGACAGTTAAAAACCATCAGGGTTAAAAAATTCCAATAAAAAAGCCAAAATGTAATTAAATTACACTTTGGCTAGTATGGGAAATTGTACTGCATTTTTTGTAAGAGTCAATATACATCTGGATTATTAGGTGCTTATTATTTATAAACTTTCAAAGGATCAGCTTTCCATTTTTTACCTAAATGCTCGAAATCTTGAAATAGAGTATCTTTTTTTGTTTGCTCTCTAATATATTTGATAACACATTCTAATCGCTCCCAATCTCTTACAAAGTTCGTGCATTGTGAACGTTTATAAACTTTTTCATCAAAGATATTTTCTCGAATTCCTGTAGCTGTAAATTCACGAGAATTAAGTACTTTCAGAATAGAACCCTTAAAACCTTCATCAACTTTGTAATGATCAATGAGCGGTATTTGTTGGCGAGCCAATCTATTAACCAATGTAATAGCTTCTTGTAACTCTTTATTTTGGCTCTGATGCAGAATTAAATCTATCGTTGCCCTTTGCCTAGCATTTTTAGTATTTGAACGAATACTTAACGCTGTAAATATAGCAGCAGCACAAATGGCAATAGTTTGAACTAAACTAAACCAATCCATTTAATCGTTGCCGTCCCAACCTTCCATTAAGTTAAATTTTTTCATTATAAATCTCCTTATGAGTTAACATTAGACAAAAAAAGCCTGCTCAAGTTCACTTGGCAAGCTGCATTAATTCATTTAATAATTTATTATAAAGAACATAAAATTCAATCAAGATCAACAACTTACATTTTGTCAATCTCATAAATTGATTGTTATTTTAAGGATTGGAGTGCTAAAAATCAATCTTTTTAAATAAAAAATTTATTTTAAATATTTTATTTCAAACATATCACTAACAACAAAAAGCCCACTCAATAGCGGGCTTTCTGTGCTTAATTTAATAAATGATCTACTGCTTTAATAATCGTCAGCTTTTCACTGTTATTTCTGATAAAACGTTTAGCTTTTGTCATTGCGTTTTCTAGTGGGTGTCTAAGATTATGGAGGTATTGCCCACCAATTTCGCTATCTATTCTATCTGCTAAATCAGGATGTTGAGATAGCTTTTCTTGCATTTCATAAGCGTGTAAACAATAGCCGTATAGCTCGACCATTACCGCTAGCGTTTCTTCTAGATTTCGTCCATTTATTAATAGTGGCTTGTTTACTATTGGCATACTTGCAATATAAATCATTGCACTATGATGTTCTGATCGTTTTATTTGTTCATACTTAGCAACACCAAATTTATTTTTTACTCTAGACCAAATTTCACCATAACTCATTCCTGTTCGTTGGTGTGTAGCTGTAACAGCGTTTTGGATCATACGTTGTTCTTCTGGAGTAATAGTATCAATTTCTCGTTCTGCTTTACCTTTAAACCAATAATCGTGCAGTGCTTGATAGCACTCTTTTTTATATTTGATTAAAGTTTCTCTGATTTCTGGTTTTACTCTGTTTGTATCAATACCAAATAACCAGCCGTTGAGATATTGTATCGGTAAGCAGATCATCTGTTGGTTACCTCCGTTTGTAGGTGTGATCATCACGATCACCGCCTCAGAAAGAACCCCATCACGCTTAATTCTATTATATTGCGATTCCCATTGAAGACCTATATTCTCACAGATTGGTTTCATTGCTGTGTAATATATTCCATCTTGCTCAAAGGTAACTAGAGATTGGTTATAAAATTTGATGGTTTGAAGTTGATCGTTCATTAAAGAACTCCTTAGTAAAATTTTCGAAATTTATCCAACTTGCCGGGTATATTCATAACGAATATACCTTTTTTATTGGGAGCCAAGAGGTTCGAAACCGCTACTAAGTACGGTGGGATTATTCCCCTTTCGGGTCTTTTATTCTCCGCCCTCTCGGCATAGATAGATGTGTACGCTCAATTCGTGAGAAAAGAAAAAGGAGAAACACAAATTTTACGCATAAAAAAACCGCTATGCTGTCGGGTGCGGATTTCCGCTTAGTATTAAGGTTTCGACACCTTGTTTATGATAATAATAAAAAAACCTGTCTTTGTAAACAGGCTTTAAAACTATTCTTTTTTTTGTTATTTTTGCGATCTAGCTCGATAAAATCATATCTACCGGATTACACATCTAACTACTGCCTTTATAGTACAAGCTCCACAACAACAAAGGAGCAACACTATGAAAACACAATTCGAACATTGGTTAATCGCTAATCATCAGTTATTTGATATTGATACCCTGCTATCGAAAGTTACTAACAATCTAGATATTATTAATTGTAATGAGGTCAAAGAATAATTTATACAAGAGATATTAAGTGATTTCTTAGACACCTTATCTAGTGATAACTTAGCTAGATTGTAGTGAAAATTAAGCCCATTTAATTACATGTTTTCTGTTTCTACTACACGTTCAAAATCATTAAAATACTTGATGTCAAAAAGTGATATTGATTCAATTTCTGACACTCTAATCACATTTCGGAAATATTTTAGACTTAATCCATCCTTATTCTCTGAATTCTCTGAATTCTCTGAATTCTCTGAATTCTCTGAATTCTCTGAATTCTCTGAATTCTCTGAATTCTCTGAATTAGAAATATTATATTTTTCGTACACTGAGAAATAGTTACAATCAAAAATAATATTTAATTTATCTTTATCTCTATACCCACTTAAATAAGGAATAATAACAATATTCTCTAAATCAGCAGATAAAAACTGAGTACCATCAACAATACCGACATAAACTTTCTTTGATTTCAGTGAAACTTTTACGGGAGTTTGAGAATTCATAGCTGAAAAAAGCAAATTAACAATATTATTTGCTCCACTCATCTCTTGATGAATTTGAGGAATATCAAATTTTTTCTTATCAAGTTCTACTCGACAAAACACGATAGAACTTATTGCAATCAGAATACTGTACGCTTTGACCTCTAAAATATCCATTATTAAATATTTTTGCAATTCAAAGGGCTGATAATTGAAACCTAAAAAAATTGGTATATTCAAAAAAAATGAAAAAACATAAAAAAATAACCATATAACTAGAGTGAGAATGATTCCCATAACAACAAATTTAACGCCATGAGAACCCAGTAATACATAAGACTCCCAACCAGTACTCCGTTTTAATTTAAAGCGCTCAGGTAGATAATTACTCGAATAATAATACCCGAGAATTAAAATAAGCATAATTACTAATATTGCCATTCAATTTTTTCCCACCGGGATTTGCTCAAGCATTTTCATATGCTTATCAATATTATTTATAACCTGTTTATCTTTATAATTTAATGAAATATTACCGTTTTTATGAAATATCAATGCCCCGCTCTTTACCTGTTCAGGGAGAATTTCTGACGGAAACAATCTTACATAGATTTTATTAGCCAAAGCACTGGTTTTTCTTATCATAAAATTATTTGTAAGTTTTTTCATCATAAGCTCCTATAATATCAAGAGCCCATCACTAAGATGAGCTTCCTTGCTATGTAGAGCATATTAAACTATTTTTAATCTCCATACAATAAAAGTTGTGTGATCTGATTCATAAATCTAATATTATTCAGATGATAATCTAGATATTAACTACAATGGCATTAAGATAATTTTTTCTAAATATCTTGATACTCTATCCAATCAAGAGCTGGAAAAAAATATGCTAATCAATAAGCAGCCTATCCTTAAATAGGCTGTATACAACGATAATTCTTATATCAAAACTCTTCACTTATGTACATATGTACACAACTAAAATCAAGTTATGGTGATATAACCATAACTGAGCCGTTGTTATATCGCAATAACTGAACCGTGTACATATGTACACGGTTGAACCATGGGCATATCACCACAGTTTAAACCAGCTCAAAAAATAGCTCGTTGTGGTCATATGGTAACAACTGAACTGTTGCGATACCGCAACACTTAAATTGATTCGTGTACACTGTTAAAAACACATTAATTACCTACACAATATTTGCTAATAAATTCTGGAACTTTATCCTTAAATGCTTTGAATAATAGATAATCTGCTGGTGGTCTATGATAAGAAGATGTTGGATAATAGAAATCACCTGGAGCGCCACTCTTATATATTTGCTTCACTTTATATGGTGTATCTGTGAAATATTTTCCTGTATTAGGGTGCTGAAGAATTTCGTTTTCACCATAAATAAACCCTTCTACAAACTTCAATTTTCTTTCTGAGCAATTAAATACTGCTTTACCGTAATATAATGTATAAAATTGTCCTGCTAAAACATCTTGATTTGATACAATAAAATTCTGCATATCTTGAAATACTTGATATTTATATTTTTTAGCCCAATCAAGATCATAACTATCAAAACCATAAATCCTCATTTTAACAGCAAACTCATTATTTCCGTTTTTTTCTGTGAGCGTATAAAGGGTTAATCTGTCTTTTTCTGTATTTAAAGAAAATGTTTTTGTCATCGCAGATCTTACTCTTTGATTCAAATATTCCTTTTCTAGATACTGTTCAGCCTCTGTATAAGTATAAAACTTATATTGGCTTAATCCACTACACCCAGCCAAAACAACAGAACTTAAAATAGAAACCAAAAATACCTTTCCTAACATAAAAAAATCCTCCTAATTAAAATTAATCAGGAGGATAACAAATTATCGGTAATTGTGCCGTGATCTAATTCGCAATTTCTGCTTTTAATCTTTGTTTAATCATATTTTCTGCTTCACTCATCTGTATTTGTGCAAATTGTTCAAACTCTACAACTAATGCGTGCAGATAACACCTAAAATACTCACCGCTACACCCGATTGAATAAATAAGATGATCGTTTGTCGCAATTAATCGCCCTTTTCCCTCACACGCTGGGCAAATTCTTTTCTGCTCTCTCCCGATTTCACCTGTCCCATGACAACGAGGGCAAATATTGCTCTTTTTCATTTCTTTAATAACATTAATTCTTAATTCTCTAGCTTCTTTACTGTTTTTATCTATCTCTTTGTTCTTTGTTATTTCTTGAGCTTTCCCGATTTCTTTTGTGTAAGCGTATTGTGATCGCAAATATCGCCGTCGTAGCGAATTTAGCCGCTTATACTGTGTTGGTAGCGGTATGTCAGCTAATCTGTCAACCACATAATTTAATGCTTTTACTGCAAAATCATCTTTAACGCCTTTTTCTGCTAACCACAAATCAATGTATTTAGTGAGATAATCTTTTGATGACTGATCAAACCGATATTTGAGTAATAAGAGATGATATCCAACAAAAGCTGCTTTTTCCGCTTGTGCAAATGCTGCTAAGATTTGCTCTTTGTATAATGTGCTATGACCTCTTGCTATTGACTCTGCACTAACGCAACGAGGATCGAACATCTTAACTAACAACTCAATACTTCTGCTCATCTTAGCTTCCTTAATTTAACTATTACTCTGCCACCTTTTACTACACCAACGCTCTTTACTCGATAATCTTTTATGACTCTATTACTATCCCCATCAATAATCCCCGAAGCAGTAAGCGCGTCAAATAAAGCTTTTTGCAAATTATCTGGATCACGTTCTCTGTTATCTAGGTAATACACATCTATTTGCATCTGCACTGTGCCTGCAATGCGATCAAATTGACTGCAGATATTCAATACTTTTTCTCTAAATTCTTTCCCTGTTTTCGATATATAGTGCCGCCCTTGTCTTGTGTGTCGCCAATAGTGGTTTACGCTTGGTGGATATGGCAAGCAGAGTTCTACCCAGTCACTCATAGCTTACCCTCAGATTTCAAAATAGCCTGCGTCCTAATCACCCCCTCAGCGTGAGCTAAACGCACAAACTCATAATCCATTTTTCTTGTTCTGCGATCGATTTCATCGTGGCAACTACTGCAAGCCCACGCTCCAAACATATCATCAGGCTTCATTCCAACACCGTTAATACCCGCCATTCTAAAGTGGGCTAACACAACAGTTTCAGGATTATGATTACAAATCCCAGGCAATCTCACCTGACATTCACGTCCTTTTGCTTCCTTTCTTAAATTTGCCATTATTATTCCTCAAAATATAATCACACCAACACACACCCAAAACACTAAGCAACCCAACATTGATAAGATAAATCCCCAATTCATTATTTATTACCCCAAAAATCCGATAAGTTGATTAATCTTGTTATCTAGTTGGATCTCACTTTCATACACATTGCATAAGGTTTCATTCCAAATAACGCCATAAACCCCTTTGTACACTTCATTAAATTTCTCTTGTGGCATATTCTCAAATGCAATCGACCAACGTTCTTTTATAGTGCCACCATCTTGCGTTGGCTTAATGTCATAAAAGCCAGCTTCTTTCATAACATGATTTAAGTAGGCTTCTAACGTTTTCATACCCTCGTAATCTAGTCTTGATTCTCGATTTATCCTGATTCTTTCTAAAATGCCATCCGCAATAGGTTTAGTTACGTTTAAATATAAATTTTCATCATTAGCTGCTAGAGCTATCTCGTGAGCGACTTTCTTTGCTATCCACACTTCTGCTTGAGTAAGTACGTTAAACTTAGGTTGCCAATACTCAAATCCGGCTTCTAATAAAGCAAAAAACTTCTTGTGATGTTGGTAATTACGATTATTCGCTAACGGTGTAATTTTTACTGCACTACCTATCGGCAAGCTTTTTAGTAAATTTCGGTCATAATCTGTTTCCGCTATAACCGCACCATTAGCATATTTAACAGCGTAAATTACTGTCTTTTTTCTTTGCTTGCTTGCCATTCAAGCCCCTCAAACTCATTAATATGTATATGGCGAATAACTTGACCCATTGCTTTATGTTTAGGATCGAATATAGCCAAATGATTCCCTCGACAAACATCAGTCCACATCAATACTCATTACTAACCTCTCGCTACTAACGCTTTCAAATTGGCCCAACCTTGTTTCACTTTTTCAGGATCCAGATATTCAACTTTCTCAGGTAATGATCGAGTTGGCTTTGGTAGTACTTCCCCTTTTTCTAAGCGCTTTGCCATCTTTGCTAACGCCTCGTTCATTGCTTTAGTTTCTTCTGCTTCCGTATAAGATTTCTGGATTGACTTATTTGCAATCTCAGTAATCAACCAGTATTCTGCAACGGACATAAACTCAAAGCGATCAATCTCCGCAAAACCACCATTCGCACGAAATTTATTTAAACGGTGTTTCAATTCATCAGGTGTTGGTAATCCTAACTCGGCGTAATTTTCAGTGTTGCACCACGCAATAAATTGCCCAACACTAGGAAAAAATGGGACATCCTTACGTTCTGCTTGAGCTATCCCTCGCTTAAACTGTGCTACGGTCGTAACGCCGTTATTTACCAACGCTTCTAACCAAAGGCGTTTCGCTTCTTGATAACTTTCTTCACTGTCAAATGCTGATTTCCATGCTGGGAATATCGCTTTTAAGCGAATAAATAACCGATCAACAAATTTAGCTACGTGCGGTGGAATAACTTGTTCTCCAACTGAGGTTTGTTGATAATTTGGTTCGTTTCCAACTAATTCTGTAAGTTGTGTATTTGCA